TACCTAAGATAGCAGTATTCTTAGACCCATCAGTACAAGTACATCTTATGTATCTTGAACAAGTTAAAGAGGGTTGGTGGATATTTGGCAGTACCCAAGAGGTTACAGCATTTAAAGGTTTAAGTGGTATCGTAATTACTACAGCAGATACACATTTTCTAGCAGCGATATCGGGTTTTTATTTTGGTTCGGCAGCTACTCGCAGATGATAGATAAATTGATTACAGCAGCAATACCATTGTTGTTAGCAATGTTAGGGTATTTATTTACTAGCTTATTAAATATACATGATAGTGTAAACATACTTAATCAGAAGATGTCTATACTAGTAAATATGGACAATCAAATAATACCATCTCCTGATAATGTTATTGAGCGCCAAAAGATTAAAGAAGATATAATGAAAGAGTTACTAAAAATAGATAAGAGATTATCAATCGTAGAGTGGAGAATAGATAATGACAGTAGAAAGAGCAGGTGAAAAATTCTCAGGATATAACAAACCAAAGAACTCACGTAAAGGTGGTAAGAAGTTTGCTGTATTAGCCAAAGAGGGAGACAAGATTAAGCTCATTAGATTTGGTGATGCTAACATGAAGATTAAAAAGAACATACCATCAAGACGTAAATCATTTAGAGCAAGACACAAGTGTGATACTGCTAAATCTAAACTAACAGCTAGGTATTGGTCATGCAAAAAGTGGTAAAGAAAGAAACAAAGAAACAGAAACAAATAAAGAAATGGATTAAGTTTCAAGAAGAACTAAATAGAACTCACAAGACTAGAGTGGGTGTTTTGAAACCTAATTAAAGCTAGAAATAGCAGAGGTTTCATGCCATGATAAACTTAATTAAGTTCTTACTAAGTAAGGTAAGGACGAAATATCTAAGACCTGAGATATCAGTCTTAGAATTTATACTAATATTAGTTATGTCATATTACATCACTAGATGGCTATATGCTTAAACTAATAGGAGATAACTATGAGCGCAAACATCCCTTATACAAAAAGGGAAATGCAAATCATCAGGGCTATCCATGCCATAGAACCTAATGCTAGGTTCAGTATCAAAGACAGGATAAGAGGAAGACTTGACTATCAGTACGGTGGTGTAGTATTCTTTAATTGTCTACCAATAACTTGGGACGAGATAATGGATAAGATTGATGAGCAAGAAGAAAGAAGACCTTATTAGTAATCCACCCCACTACACAAAGGGGATAGAAACTACTAAGTATATACGGTCATGGGATATGGACTATGTTCGAGGTAACATCATCAAGTATGTTACAAGATTTCCGTATAAGGGTACACCTGTGCAAGATTTAAAGAAAGCAAGATGGTACTTAGATTATTTAATAAATGAGGAAGAAAATAAATGACATACCAAATCAATAATAATGGTGGCAATTATAGTAGAGTAGGTATCATACAAAGAGACGAGGATGGTAATGCCCTACAATGTCCTCATTGTGATTCAACTCACTTAATTAAAGCAGGTCATTGTGGTACAGAAAAGAAAAGAAAAAGATGGAAGTGCAGGACTTGTAATAAAAAAACAGTTAGTCCTAAGATTACAAAGAATTACGAATTAGAAGAAGCTCAGAATCTTGATTGGTCTACAGAAGAACTAATCAATGCAAGAACAGAAGTATTCAAAAGAAAAGAAGCAAGAGAAAAGTCTGAAAAGTTTATCAACATAAAGATAGATGATAAGAAACCTATTGGATTATATATACAAGGAGACCCACACGTTGATGATGATGGGTGTGATTGGATATCATTAAGAAACCATATAGATATTGTTAATCAAACAGATGGTATGTATGCTTGTTCTGTTGGGGATTTATCTAATAACTGGGCTAGACGTGGTAAGTTAGCAGGATTATGGGCAGACCAAACGACAAATGGGGAGCAACAGTGGGCGCTTGTAGAATGGTTAGTCAATGCAACACCTTATATATTTATTGTTGCAGGTAACCATGATATGTGGGCTATGGAGGGTGACCCAATCAATTGGATGTGCAAACCTTTAAAGACTGTATACTCCAACCATAGTGCAAGACTTAAAATTAAATTACCTAAACACGAAATCAAAGTGAACT